ACGTACTGGTGCTAGGGGTGGCTACGGGTCAGGGGGTTGTTGATCTTCCAGGCAGGGGAAAGGGGGGATTCGTGGCCGGCGTCATTGACGATCCGAATGATTCGCGTTTAACGCATGGTGTCGACGATGCACCGGTGGAACAGGCCGAAAAGTATCTCGTGCTCTCGGCCGAGGAGCGCGCCAGGGGATTTGTGCGACCGGTTCGCGAGACTTATTGGCATTCGACCTGTCGTGAATTCACTACAATGGGCCGGGCTCTCGCCGAGACGTACGCCCGGAATCCGCTCTTTTATGGTGCGACGTTCTGCGCGACATGTCGTATGCATCGCCCTGTCGGTTTCAATGGCGAGTTTCATTGGCCGGATTATGCGCACCCCCAGCATCCGGAGCAGTGGCCGAAAGTGGGAACCTGAGGACTGCTGCACTCCAAGTTCAGTCCCGCCCGTCATGGGCTCCCCATCCCGTCACGGGAGGCAACGTCATGCCCGGTCCGCCGCCGAAGCCCCGGAATTCTCGGGCCCGCACCAATGCCGACCCGGTGGCGGTGCGCACTCTGGCGTGCGAGCCGGCAGTGCAGCCGCCGCTTCCGGACCTGGAGTTGTCCCGGGACGGGAAGTTGATCGAGTGGGTGTGGCCGCGCCAGACGGTCGACTGGTGGGCGATGTGGGGTCGTTCGCCGTTGTCGGTGCAGTTCACTGAAGTTGACTGGTCGGAGCTGATGGCAGCGGCGTTGTTGCATGGTCGGTATTGGCGCGGTGACTTCAGTGTGGCCGGGGAGTTGCGGCTGCGGGTGGCGAAGTTCGGGGCGACCCCGGAGGACCGGCTGCGGCTGCGGATCCAGTGGGCGGACGCGGACGCGAAGGACGCGCAGCGGTCGCCCGACCGCCCGTCGGGGGCGTCGGCCGATCGGGCGAAATACGGGACTCTGACAGCGCTGCCGCCGCCGAAGGATCGGCCGGGTCAGACCGGCACGAACGACTGAGCCGGGTCGGTGCCGTGGCGTCCGTCGGTGCCTGGTGAGGTTCCGACGCTGGGGTGGCATGTCATCGATTGGATGCGATCGACGTTGGCCGCGCCGGACCGCAGCGAGTTCGAGCCGTTCACGCCGACGCCGCAGCAGGGCCGATTCCTGCTTCGCCTGTATGAGCTGCATCCGGCGACGGGTCGACGGCGCTGGCGACGGGCGGTGTACTCCCGGCCGAAGGGGGCGGGGAAGTCGCCGCTGCTGGGCGCGGTGATGTTGGCGGAGGCCCTGGCGGATGTGGTGCCGGACGGCTGGGATGCGTTCGGGCAGCCGGTGGGCCGGCCGTGGCGGGAGCTGCGGACCCCGTGGGTGCAGGTGTTGGCCGTGTCGGAGGATCAGACGCGCAACGCCTGGTCGCCGATGTTGGAGATGCTTCGGGACGGTCCGGCGTGCGAGCTGTATCCGGGTCTGGATCCGATGGACACGTTCATCGCCCTTCCGCGCGGGAAGGGTCGCGTGGAGGCGGTGACGGCGTCTGCGGCGTCCCGCGAGGGGAACCGCCCGGTTGCGGCGCTGTTGGATCAGACGGAGTCGTGGACGCCGAGCAATGGCGGGGTGCGGCTGGCGGCGGTGACGCGCCGGAACCTGGCGAAGACGAATGGCGTGTCGGTGGAGGCGCCGAACGCCTACGTTCCGGGTCTGGGTTCGGTGGCGCAGGCTTCGCATGATTACGCGAAGCTGATCGCGGCGGGTAGGGCCCGGGATGACGGGCTTCTCTGGGATGCGATGGAGGCGTCTCCGGGTACCCGTTTGGATGATCGGGCCTCATTGTTGGCGGGGCTTTCCGAGGCGTACGGTGATGCGCTGGACTTGAATGGCGGGTGGGTTGATTCGGCCCGCCTGGTGGCCGATATCTGGGATCCGGCGACGGACCCGGCGGATGCCCGGCAGTATTACTTGAATCTCGTTACGCACGCGGCGGATTCGTGGTTGTCGTATTCGGAGTGGGCGGCCTGCGCCGATTTGACGCGACATCTGGCCGATCGTGACGTGGTGACGTTGGGTTTCGATGGGTCGGTGCGGTCGGACGCGACGGCGCTGGTGGCGTGCCGGGTGTCGGACGCGCATTGTGAGCCGTTGGGAGTCTGGGAGGCGCCGCATCGGGCGCCCGACGGCTGGCAGGTCGACGTGAAGGCCGTGCATGCGGTCGTCGATCTGGCGTTCCGGCGTTTCGCGGTGATCGGGTTCTATGCGGATCCGCCGTTCTTCCAGGACGCCTGTGACGCGTGGACCGTCAAGTACGGCCGGCGGTTGAAGGTGCGGGCGTCGAAGGAACGGCCCATCGAATGGTGGACGAATCGTCCGGCTGCGATGGTCGCGGCGTTGGAGCGGGCTCACACGGCGGTGTTGGGACGGGCGCTCACCCATGACGGTGATTCGGCGCTGACGGCACACGCGGTGAATGCGCGGCGTCGGGTGGGCCGGTCGGGTGTGACGATCGGGAAGGAGTTCCCGCAGTCGGAACGGAAGATCGACGCGGTGATGGCGATGGTCTTGGCGTACGAGGCGCGGTGCGACGCGGTCGCCCAGGGCCACGCGGTCCCGCGTTCCACCCCTCAGCGGCTGCGGTAGCGGGAAGGCGGTCATCGTGGCGTTGTTGACCGCCGGCACCGTGCTGGATCGCCTGCATGTCCGGCTGGTGCGGGGGTCGTGGCAGCAGTTCGGCGTGGACTGGGAGTCCAGTCCGGGCGTGCCCGCGGACCTGTCCGGCTATGCCGCGGTGGTGGAGCTGGACGACGCGGCGGCCCCGGTGTCGTGGGCGGGCACGGTGGTCGCGGTGCCGGGTCGCACGACGTGGACGGTGACGCCCGCCATGGCGGCGGTCCTGGCCGACCGGGCGACCTTTCACGGTCGAATGATTCTGACGCAGGCGCAGGTTCTCGTCATGTACGCGGTCGTCATCGAAATGCAGCCGTAGCAAGGATTCAACCCTTCTCGGTCCTCTGGCTCTATTCCAAATGCTGTGGAGGTTGATTCGTCGTGGCTGGTTTCATCGACACGCTGGAGCAGGCGGTCCTCGATCACGTTTTGAACGATGGGGCGTACACGCCGCCGACGAACTGGTTCATCGGTCTGTCATCGACGACGCCGACGGAGGCAGGCGGTAACTTCACGGAGCCGTCGGCGGGCGCGTATGCGCGGATCTCCACGGCCGCCGCGGATTGGGCGGCGGCGACGGGCACCGCCCCGGCGGTGAAGTCGAACGGGGTGGCGAAGTCTTTCCCGACGGCGACGGCGGATTGGGTGGCCGCCGCGAACCTGACGCATTTCGGGCTGTTCATCGCATCCACGGGCGGCACCGTGCAGATCTGGGGTGCTTTGACGGTGCCGAAGCCGGTCTTGAACGGGGACACGGCGTCGTTCGCGATCGGCGCGCTGTCCATCAAGCTGGGCGACCCGAGCGACACCTACTGATCCGCTGAATCCGGCGGTATCGGTAGGAATTCTATTGACGAAAGGGTGATGACATGGCCGACAACATCACCCTCAATGCGGGTTCGGGTGGGGACACGACGGCCGCTGATGACATCGGCGGCGTGAAGTATCAGCGGGTGAAAGTCACTTATGGCGTCGACGGTGCGGCAACGGACGCGTCGGAGTCGAATCCGCTGCCGGTGAAGAACGTGCAGCCGGTGGGTGTGTACCGGCTGGTGATCCCGCCGCAGGCGGTGGGCGCGTCGAAGGTGTACGCGGACCTGTTCAACGCCACCGGTTCAGGGGTGAGCCTGCGGGTCCTGTCGGTGTGGGCGTTCCCGGCAATCGATGTCGCCGTGACAGGTGTCCTGGGTGTCCGATTGCACCTGACCCGAACGAGCGCGGTCGGGACGGGTGGTACGACGGTCGCCACGGATGACACGAACTTGGCGAACGCGACGATCGCGAAAATGGATCCGGCGCTCGCCGCGTTGCCCTCTCAGGTGACGGCGCGGCTGGCGCCGTCCGGCGGTGCGACGGCGGGCGCGCATGTCGCGTTCCGGCACGTCTTCACGGAGGAGACGTCGGCGGGTGCCGCGGTGAACGCGGCACAGGGCGCGGAGTTCGTCCGCTCGGAGGGGTCGGACATGCTGGTCCCGGCGAACTCGGGGCTGCGGCTGGTGCAGGGGTCGGTGGCGTCGGTCGGGTCGGTGGGCTTCGAGGTCAACTTCGCCCTCCAGTAGGGAGGGCGGGCCGTGACGTCTCCGCTGTTGTACCCGCTGGGCGGGTCGAAGGCTGCTGTCGCGCCGCCGGTGCTGGTCGCGTTCGTGGGGCCGGAGCCGTGGACGGTGGTCCGGCCGAACGGCACGGTGTGTTCGGCGCCGGTGACTGTCAAGGCCGGTGACGTGCTCGTGGTTTTCGGTGCCGTGGAGGACGGCGTCTCCGGGTTGAGCGTCCCCACCGGCGGCGGCTTGACGTACGCGCAGCAGCAGAAACCGAACACCACCGATGACGCCAATCTTTGTGACGTCTTCTTGTGGACTTCCGTGGCGTCCGCGGATGCAACTTTCGTCGTTCAGTCGACGTTGACGTCCAGTATCGACCGGATGGCCGCGATCGCGGTCGAGGTGTGGCGGGGCAGCGGCGGTGTCGGCGCTTCGGCCGGGGTCGACAATGCCGGGGTCGCCGATCCGGTCCTGAATGTCACCACCACTGCGGCCAATTCTGCGGTCACGGCGTTCTTCGCGGACTGGAACGCGGTCCCGATCGCCGGTCTCACCTGGAAGACGATCAACGGGATAACTCCGACCCGGCAGAACGGGTATGAGCTGCTCGGCACTTCGTCGAATCCGGGCACGTTCGACTGGGCTGTCTTCTCCGCCTATTGGCCGAATGTCGGTGCGGCCGGTTCCAAGACGACCGGTGAGTTGACGGCCGCGGGGCAGAAGCCGACCGCTGTCGCTGTCGAGATTTTCGGCCTGTCCGGCGCTGGCATTGCCAGGGACCTGGCGGCGTCAGCGTCGGCGTCGGCGTCGGCGTCCGGCGCGGTGGCTCGCGATCGTCCGCTCGCCGCTCCTGGTGTCATCGCCGCGTCTGCGACCGCCGTCGCCGCGGTGGAGCGTTCGGCGGCGGGTTTCGGTCCGGTCAGCGCTTCTGGCGTGGCGACGGTGGGAGTCGCCCGGCCCGTGGCCGCTTCGGCGGCGGCGTCGGGTAGCGCGTCGGGCGGCCCGCTCGCACGGGTGGTCGATTTCGTCGGTGCGGCGCCGGTGGCAGCGGGTGCCGTCGGTGCGACTGAGGTTTCCCGGACGGCGGCAGCGGCCGGGCAGGTTTCGTCCGGTGCTTCTGGGGTGCTGGCCACGACTCTGGTCCGGTGGACCGGCAACGGTCTGTCTCCGGGGACGTTCACAATCGGGTCGACAGGGTCGGGCGACATTCCGGCGCCGACGTCGGTGCAGGGGACCGCGCCGACGGTCGATGCGTCCGGGGCTCGGTCGCCGCAGGTCAAATGGCCGGCCTCGGACACGTCGTACATTGTGTGGTCGCATTCTGCGGTTTCGCAAGCCGCGTGGCGCTGGTATCATTCCGTCGATTCTCTCGGCGGCGGATATCGGATGGCGTTGGCGTGGACGGGGTCCGCCGTTCAGTGGATGCTGGATGTGACGTTCGCCGGTGTCCTGCAACTCGTCAATAATGCGGGTTCCGTGTTGGATCAGTCGGGTTCCGGTGCTATAGCGGTCGGGACTGCTTATCGCATTGAAGTTACTTACAATGCCGGTGCGACCGATGTGTATCTGTATGTGGGGGAGTCGACGACTCCGACGGTGCATCTGGTCGGTGCTCAGTCGTCGGTTTCGGCTGTCGAGTTCTGGTGGGGTTGTACGTTCGCGGCGTCGATGGGCGCCCGATACGGCGACAGCCTGGGCATTACGGACACCGCTTTCCAGATTGGTCCCGCCACGGCGGGGGATCTGGTCGCCCTGGACGGGTCGGCCGCGTCGTCCGGCAGCAGCGGCGGGTCCGCTTCGCTGGCTCGCCCGTTGGGTGCTGTCGGCCCGGTAGCCGTCTCGGCCGGCGGAGTGTTGGAGTCGGCCCGCCCGCTGACCGCTGTCGCTCCCGTCGCCGGGGGTGGCGCCGGTGATGTCGCTGCTGCACGGGTTTTTTCGGGGTCTGCTGCGGTCGCCGCGGGAGCATCCGGCGCGGCCGTCGCTGCCAAGGTGTTCGCGGGTACTGGACCGGCGGCGGCCGGCGGGACCGGCGCGACGGAGGCGTCCCGGCCACTGGTCGGGTCCGGGTCGGCCTCAGCGGGCGGGTCTGGTGCTGTCGGGGTTGCTCGGCCGGTCGCCGGTTCCGGCGCGGCGACCAGCGGCGCCACGGGCGACCTGTCGATTCAGGGTCAACGGGCACTCGCCGGTGTCGGCGCCATCTCTGCTTCCGCCTCGGGTGCATTGGTCGCCGCCCGGCCGGTCGCCGGGTCCGGTACCGCCTCGGCGGCGGGTAGCGGCACGGCCGGGCTCGCCCGGCCGGTCGTCGGGGTGGCGCCGGCCGCCGCGGGGGCCGCCGCGACGTTGGGTGCGGCGAAAGATCTCACCGGGTCCGCCTCGGCCACTTCGGGTGCCGGCGCCGCGCTGGTCGTCGCGCGAGGTGTTCTCGCGTCCGCGCCGGTCGCTGCGGGCGCGACGGGGGTGCTCGGTGGGAGTCGGGGGCTGGCCGGCTCGGCGCCGGTGGCTGTCGGGGCTGTCGGCGGGCTGGTTGCGGTCCGGTTCGTCGTCGCCGGTGGCGGTGTCGTCGTGTTCGCGGTGGCCGACCTCGAAGTCATGGGGCCGATGTTCCCGCCGAAGATCGGCACGCCGCACGTGTTCCCGCGGCTGGTCGGCACGCCGCGTTCGGCTGCCGGGTTGATCGGCACTCCGCGTCCACCGTCCGGCCTCGTCGGCATACCGTTCTGACCGCAGGGAGGCTCCGGAGTGCCGATCGACGTTGAAACGCCGGGCTCCCCCGGGTGGTGGATGCACAAGCTGGACACGGCGCGGCGGGCGCGAGTCGCCGGTGTCGGCTGGTCGGCGACGGCGATGGATTCGCGGCCGGTTCGGCCCCCGTTGACCTTGTTGGCGGCGCACCTGCGAGGGGACCCGCCGATCTCGTCGGCGGCGTTCGGCTGGTCGGACCAGATGAAAGAGTTCTTGCGTAAGGCGCGGATGAATTACGCCGAGGTCGTGGTGGATTCGGTGGTGGAGCGGATGGTGCCGCTCGGTTTCCGCACCGCCGTCGATTCTGATTTCACGGGCGACGCGGAGGCGGCCCGGATCTTCCGGGCCAACGATCTGGACCTGGTGTGCGCCGACCTGTTCGGCCATCAGGTGGGCCTCGGCGACGGGTACGGCATCACCGCCCCCCCGGCGGGCGACGGCGTGTCGACTATCACCGCGGAGTCCCCGCTGGACGTCATCACCGCCGATGACCCGGTGACGGGCCTGGCGCGGGCGGCGTTGAAGGTGCGGCGCGATGAGTGGACGGGTGAGGAGTTCATCTACGTCTACCTGCCGGGCCAGATTTGGGTGACGCGCCGGAAGAATGCGTCCTCGAATCCGTCCGGCATGGACTGGGATCCGGAGATGTCCGGTGTCCTGCCGACCGGTTTCGAGGACGTCGTGCCCGTGGTGCGGGTCTCGAACCGGCGGGGCATCGGAGAGTTCGAGGGGCATCTCGCGGTCCTGGACCGGATCAACGAAGGCATCTTCGACCGCCTCGTCATCGGGAAACATCAGGCGCACCGGCAGCGTGCCGTGAAGGGCCTCCCTGATGAGGACGAGGACGGCAACAGGATCGACTACACGAACATGTTCACCGACGACCCGGGTGCGCTCTGGAAGGTCGGGTCAGAGACGGATTTCTGGGAGTCGCAGCCCATCGATCTGGGACCGCTGCGGATGGCCGTCCTGGATGACGTGAAAGCGTTGGCCGCCGCGACCCGGACGCCGCTGCACTGGCTGACCCCGGACGCCGTGCAGGGCTCGGCGGAGGGTGCGAGCCTGCAACGGGAGTCGGCGACCACGAAGGTGGAGGACCGGCGACGGCGCGGCGGCCGGGGTCTGGCCCGCCTGGTGGCGCTCGCGTTTCGGTTCCAGGGTGACGCGCCCCGGGCGGAGCCTTCGGAGATCGTGACGATCTGGCAGTCCGCCGAGCGCTCCACGCTCGCGGAACGCTTCGATGCCGCGGTGAAGGCAAAGGCGTCAGGGATGCCGTGGGCGGCGGTCGCGCAGCACGTGTTGCAGCTGTCCCCGGACGACATCGCCCGGATCGAGGCGCAGCGCGCCGATGATCTGCTGTTCAACGCCCCGCAGCCCGCTGCTGCTGCGTCGGTCGCTGTCCAGCCTGCCGCGCAGCCGGCGCAGGCCGTCCCGGACCAGCCGGCCGCCTGATGGCCCTGTCGGCCACGGAGCGGACCCGCCGGGTCGGCCTGCTCATCGACGCGCACGCCCGGGCACGCACGACGATCCGGGCCGCGGTGCTCGCCGAGATCCGTCGCCTCTGGGCGGCCCTGCTCAACCGGTACGACGACGAGCAGGTGGCCGGCTACACGGCTGCGGTGGCCCGGGCGGTGGCTGCCGGGCAGCAGCGGGAGGCGAACCTCGTCGCCGCGCAGCTGCGCCGCAGCCTCGCCGTGTTCGACGTCTCGGCGCCGCTCGTGCCGGTCCGGCTCGTGGACGCCCCGCGCGGCACCGACCCGCAGGCGGTCGCGGAACGCCCGGTGAAGGATTATCGGCGGCTGCGCCTGCAGGGGCTGGAGGACCTGGAGGCCGCCGAGCGCGCCGAGCGGCGGGCCCTGCTGGTCGCCGAGACGGACCTGACCATCGGGATGCGTGAGGGCGCCCGGCAGACGTTGGCGCCCATCGATGAGGTGGTCGGTTTCCGGCGCATCATCCGGCCGGAGCTGTCCGAGGGCGGCACCTGCGGGCTGTGCATCGTCGCGTCGGACCGGATCTACCGCGCCGAACATCTGATGCCCATTCATGACCGATGCAAATGTGTCGTCGCTCCGGTGCTCGCCGGTGGCCGCGACCCGGGACGGTCATTGAACCGGGAGGACCTGCGGCGGTTGTATGTCGACGCCGGGGCCACGGCCGCCGCCGCGTTGAAACGGACCCGCTACCAGTTGACGGAGCACGGCGAGCTGGGGCCGGTGTTGAATCCGGCCGGCCAGGACCCGACGGGTCCCCGGGGGGCGGCTCGGCGGGTTGTTTCGGCCGCTGACATCGACGTAGATGCGCCGTCGGTCCTCAGCTCGGCGGAGCGCACCATCGTCGAGCTGGAGGCCCGGGCCGCCGCGGGCGACCAGGTCGCCGGGCCGCTCGCCTTCCAGCGGGAGCTGGCCGAGCGGATGCGTGGGCGTCTCGCGTCCGCCTGATCTTTTTCCCCGGCCGGGTCCCGGTCCGGGGGGAGTATCGGCCCGCCACGGGCCGTCATCGTCACCTCCGACAGGGAGACCCCGTGAGTCTGCGTTACGCCCGCACCCACCTGCCCGACTCGCACCATGCGATGCCGCACGGCTCGTCACCGCTCCTGCCCGACCTGGGCCAGGGCGCGGGCGGCGGAGCACCGGCGGCACCATCTGCACCGCCGGCAGGCCAGGTTTCGGCACCCGCACCGCCCGCACCGCCGGGGCAGCAGGCGCCGCAGCTCACCCCCGGCGGGTACCCGGTCAACACCCCGGTGGCCGACATGACCCCGGAGTTCCAGGCCGCCTACTGGAAGCACCACGCCCGTCAGCACGAGGCGTCCGCGAAGGGTCGCGCCGACTATGAGGCGATCAAGGCCGAGCGGGACCAGCTGAAGGCGGCGAGCCTGCCGCCGGAGCAGCAGGCGTTGGAGAGGGCCCGCCAGGAGGGCGCGGAGGCCGCCAGGGCTGAAGCGGTCGCCCGGTACGGCACGGAGCTGGTGCGCACCCAATTCGGTGCGTTGCTCACCGACCCGGCCCGTGGTGTGGCGGACCTGGCGCGCCGTCAGGCGCTCATCGACGGTCTGAGCACGGGCACGTACCTGAACCCGGACGGCACCGTGAAAGCCGACGCGCTGGGCGTGTGGGCGGACACGATCGCCCCGAAGGTGACCGCCGGCACCCCGGGGCTTCCTGGCCAGCCGGGGATCCCGGGTCGCCCGGCGCCCGGGTGGCCCTCGTTCGGTCAAGGTCAGGCCCCCCCGGCTCCCGCGTCCGCCGCCGAGGCGGGCCGCGCCGAAGCTGCACGCCGATTCGCCAAGCCCGCCACGGGCAACTGAACGTCCCCCCACCCGTGCACCACCGCACCGAGAGGTGACCCATGACCGACATCGCGGTCGAAACCACCAGCTACCTGACCGAGGACCGGTCCTGGCTCATCGACTCCCTGCCCTGGTCGACCGAGTTCGGCCGGCTCGACTTCGCCCTGTTCACCGCCGGCACCCACTACCCGAACGGGTTCCTGTTCTCCGGCATCGTGCTTGGCAAGGTCACCACGGGCGGCCTGCTCGGCCCGTACAACGACGGCGCCTCGGACGGCCGGCAGACGGCCGTCGGGATCCTGTACAACGCTACGAAGGTGCCCACCCTGCTGACCCGCCGGGTGTCTGTCGCCTACGTCCGGAGCTTCGCCGCGATCTCCGTGGCGAAGCTGGCGACCGGCAACGGCCTGGACGCGGCCGGTCAGGTCGACCTCAAGCTGCTCGACTTCCGGGCCTGATCTCAGCGCCGGACGACTCTCAGATCAGGAACGGAGAAACCCGATCATGCCCATTGTGTGGGATTCCATCGTCCCCCCGGCCGCTCTGACCGCGTTCGCGCGTCAGGTCCCCGTCCGGCAGGATTTCGTGCTGAACCAGATCCTCCCCGACCGGACCGTGCAGGACCTGACGGTCGGGGTCGACGAGGTCACCGTCACCACCCGGATCGCGAAGTACCGCAGCTTCGACGCGCCGCCGCAGCGCGGCAAGCGGGACGGCATGGTGACCCGTCGGGTCAGCCTCCCGCCGGTCTCCCAGGTCCTGGGCCGCGGTGAGCTGGAACGCCTCCAGCTGGAGCGGGCCCGCAACGCGGGCGGTTCCACCCCGGCCATCGAGGCGGCCATGTATGACGACACCGAGGTGAACGTGCGGTCCATCCAGGCCCGCGTGGAGCTGGCCCGCGGCGACATGCTCACCGACGGCATCGTCGATCTGACGCGCACCGGTGAGAACCAGTTGCAGGCTGACTTCGGGGTGCCGGGCGGCAACCTGGTGACCGCCGGCACCCTGTGGTCGACGATCGCCACGGCGGACGTGCTGGGCAACCTGCGGACCTGGACGAACTACTACCGGGCCCTGAACGGGTACGCGCCGGGCGGGTTCTGGTGCTCCGAGGACGTCGTGTGGCTGATGGCGCAGAACGCGGGGATCCGCGCGCTGTTCGGCGCCAACGGGGCGGTCCCGAGCCAGGTGGACTTCGACCAGCTGTCGGGGCTGCTGCGCCGGATGCGGCTGCCCGGCCTGATCAACACTTATGACTCGCAAGTCGATGTGGATGGCACGTCCACGTCGATCCTGCCCGTCAACAAGGTGATCTTCGTTCCTCCGGCGGGCATCGAACTCGGGTACACCGCGTGGGGTCTGTCGGCGACGGGGTTGGAGCTGGCGAACGCCGGGCAGCTGACGTTCGCGGAGGCCCCCGGCATTGTCGGGGTGATCGACAAGAACGTGTCCCCGCCGTACCGGGAGGACTGCTTCGCGGACGCCACCGCGCTGCCGGTGCTGTCCAACCCGAAGGCGCTCATGGTTGCGACGGTCTCCTGATGCCGCCGTTGGCCGGGAATGTGGCCATCGACGGCGTCTGGTACGGGCCGGCCTACCCGGACGTCCCGGTGCCGCCGGAGGTCGCCGTGCAGATCGGTGAGCACGCGTGGGTGGACGGCGTCCGGGACGGCGTGCCCGATCCGGAGCCGGACGGCGAGGGTGAGCCGGGCGGTTCGCCGGAGCCGTCGGTGGCGCCGCCGACCTCCGGGCCCGGATCGTCGACCGAGGCGTGGGCGGCGTACGCCGTCTCCGTCGGGGTGGAGGTGCCGGATGGCGCGAGCCGTTCCGACGTGTTCGATTTGCTGCGCGCCGCGGGCGTCCAGGTCGACCAGTAGCAGCACCTTTCCGGCCGGACCGCCCTTCCTGAGGGCCGGTCCGGCCGGAAAGCCCCACCATGCCGGGAGGTGAGCCGTGCCGCCGTACGCGACCGTGCACGACGTCGCCGACCGCTGGCACGGCAGCCTGCCGGAGGATTCGTCGCTGCGGGCGGCGACTTTGCTGGACGACGCGCACGCCATCCTCGGCGGGCGGGTTCCCGACTTGGCCGACCGTCTCGCCGCGGGCACCACGACCGCGCCGATGCTGAGGATCGTCATCTGTCGCTCGATCATTCGGGTGCTCGACAACCCGCAGGGCTACCGCGGTGAGCACGTGGGCGAGCGTGGCTACTACTACGGCACCAGCGAGGCCGTCCCCGGGCAGCTCGGCTTCACCCGCGGCGACCTCGCCGACCTGGGGTTGAAGCGCCCGACGGGGGTCGGGTCGATCCCGGTCGGGCTCCCGCCGGGGGGCTATGACCGGACCCCGGACGCGCCGTGGGGCTGATCGACGCCGACGGCATCACCGTCTGGCCGGAGGTCGCAGGCACCGACGGCGACGGCAACCCGGTGATCGTCCCGGGTGACGTCGGTGTCACCGTGCGGTGTTCGGTGCAGCCGGTGAGTGCGACGGAATCCGCGCAGCTCGGCCAAGGCTTCACCACCCTGTACCGGGTGTATGCCGCCGCCCTGCCGGTCGGGGCGTTCGGCCGGGTCCGGTGGCAGGGGCGGGACTGGGATGTCGTGGGGGAGCCGCAGCGCCGCTCCGGCGGCCCGGCGGGCAACGACACGATGCTGATCCGCGCCAGGCTCCCGGAGTCAACCTGATGGCGGACGTCGCGAAGAATCTGGACAGGGCGATCGCCCACGCGCCTGAGGTGAAGCGCGCCGTGCTCGCCGTCGGCCGGGCCGTCGAGGCGCGAGCCCGGGCCCGGCTCGCAGGGCACCGCCGCACCGGTGCGGCCCGGATCGAGGCGCACCGCGAGGACACCGACTACGTCATCGAGCTGGTGGACGACGCGGCCCTGTCCATCGAGTTCGGCCGGTCCGCCTACACCCGGGACGACGGGGTCGAGGTGGGCGCCGCGGAGCCCCTGTCGATCCTGCGGGGGGCGATCTGATGGCCGGCCTGGTCCGGGACGTCGAACCGCTGCTCCTGGACGTCCTGCGGCCCGCCCTGGCGCCCGTGCAGGTGGGTAGTGAGAACCCGGCACGGCTGCTGGGGATATTGCCGTACGTGGTGGCCCGGTCGGTGCCGGGCGGGCGGGTCATCGGGCCGCACCGGGACACGGTGACGGACCGGCCCGTGCAGGTCGACGCGTACGCCGCGACCCGGCACGCCGCGCAGCTGCTGTGTTCGCAGGCTCTCGGCGCGTTGGTCGCGGCGTGGCGGGCGCACACGGTGACCGCGCACGGCGCGATCACCACGATCGGTGCGGTGAGTCCGCCGTCCGAGATCCACGAGCCGGGCCAGCCGGACGCGCTGCGCCGGTACGTGGCGACCCTGAATCTCACCCTTCGCCCCTGATCCGATCCTCTCGACCCGGTCCGGAACTCTTCCGGTCCGGTGTTTCCGCATGACCTGACTGGAGGAGCCCCTCGTGGCCCAGGACGACAACGCTGTACTCATCCCCGGGACCGGGTCCATCTGGACGGGCGTCGTCGGGACCGCCGTGGAGCCGACCCTCGCCCAGCTGGCCACGTTCGTGTCCGCCGGCACCGTGCCGTCCGGGTGGACGAACCTCGGTCACACATCGGAGGACGACCTCCCGACGCCCGGCCAGGACGGCGGGGACACGGAGACGAAGAACTCCTGGCAGTCCAAGCCGCTGCGCACCGTGATCACCGAGAAGCCCACCGACTTCTGGGACATCAAGAGTCTTCAGATCCTCGACCCGGCGGTGCTCGGCTACTACTTCGGCGGCGGCACCCCCGGTGCGGCGGCGTCGGGTCGGTGGATCCAGCCGGACAACCCGGCCCCACTGGAGAAGGCCGTCACCATCGTGATGGTCGACGGGACGACCCCGCTGGCGTTCTTCGCGCCGAAGATGAGCCTGTACCGGTCGGATTCGCTGGAGGTGGAGACCGGCGAGTTCATGACGGTGCCGCTGCGCCTCACCCTGTTGAAGGCGGCCGGCCAGCCCCTCGGCGTGTGGATCAACACCAAGTTGGCCCCATAGCAGACCGCCGCCCGCCCCGGGCCGTGCGGGACCGTGCGGGACCGGGACGGGCGGTCGGACAGGCCCCCGCACACTCCGTTCGTCGCCAGGAAGGCCCCCGCACATGGCCACCCGCACGCCCCGGGCACCGCAGGACCATCAGCCCGCCAAGAAGGCCACAGCGCCGCCCCGCAAGACGGCTCCGGCGAGCCGGGCCCGCGCCGCATCCGCAGCGGCATTGAAGGCCACGGAGGCCGTCGCGACGGGCCCGACGTCGGAGGACTTGGCCGCCGAGGCGGCCCCGGTGGAGCGCCCCGCCGCATTCCCCGACTGCCGGCCGATCACGGCGATGCCCCGGGCCCGGCGCGCCGACGTGTTCCGGATCTTCGAGCGGCTGCTCACCCGGGTGTCCACGATCAAGCCGGAGGCGTTGAGCGCTCCGACGGGCGATGAGGAGGTCGACTCGGCCGCTGCGCTCGCCGCTCTGGGGCGTTCGGACGGGTCCACGTTCCTGGCTGCCGCGGACATGATGGACATCCTCGGCGACATGGAGGAGATCCTCCTGGCCGTCGCGGTCGACGCCGAGGCGATGACCGCATGGTGCCTGGCCGCCTCGGACGCCGACCTCCAGCAGGGCTGGACCTGGTACCAGCAGGTTTCGCCGCTGGGGGAAGCGTCAGCCTCGCCGAGCTGATCGACGAGCACGGCGGGGCCATCGAAGCGGACCTGCAACGGTTCTACGGCGCTGACCTCCTGGACGTCTACCGGGGGCGGCTGCATCCGCGGAAAGTGTTGCGTTGGCTGGCGTGGCTGCCGGACGACGGCGCATTCGCGGCGTCCGTCCGGGGTGGCCGGCCGTGGCTGGGGTGGGGCCAGGACCGCACCATCGCGGTCGACTCCTGGGATCTCGCGGTGACCGCGGCGATGGCCGGGAGCAAGAAGAAGCCACCCACGTATCCGAGGCCCTCGGCCCGGCAGGTCCGTCAACGTCCCCGCGCAGCCCAGGAGGTGTGATCTGTGGCCGGTCCCGGGGGGGTGGAGGCGGGGCGGGCCTCGGTCCGGGTGTTGCCGGACACCAGCGCATTCGGTCGGAGCCTGTTGCGGTATCTGCAGCGGGTGGAGCGGACGCTCCGGGTTGAGATCCCGACGGTGCTCAACGTCGATGGCATCGCCGGTGACGTGGAGCGGGTGCGCCGGCAGACGGAGCGGCAGGCGCCGGTCACGTTGCCGGTGGCGCCGGACGCCGACGACTTCGCGCGCCGGATCCGTTCGGATGTCCGGAAGTTGGCCCGGCAGGTCGAAGTTGACATCCCGGTCACCGCGGACGGCGAGAAGCTCCGCCAGGACCTGACCCGGCAGGTCGCGGGCCTGGAGGCGGCGCTGTCCATCGGCGTGCCGGTAGGGGTGGAGAACGCGACGGCGTTCCGTCAGCAGGTGCTCGCCCAGGTCGCCGAGATCGAGGCGTTGGCGAAGGCCGCGCACCCGACGATCGAAGTCGACGTGGACGTCTCGAAGATCGGTGTCGCGTCCGCGCTCGCAGCGGGCGGGTTGAAGCGGGCCACTGATGCCGGGTCGGCGTTGACGACGATCTCCGGGCAGCTGTCGGTATCGGTGGCGAACGTCGGCGCGAAGCTGATCACGTGGGGTCCGCCGATCCTGTTGGCCGCCGGGGGGTTGGCGGCGATGCTGGCGTCCGCGGTGACGATGCTGCCGTTGTTGTTCGGGGTGGGCGCCGCGGTCGGTGTGATCGCGATCTCCGCAAAGGGCCTGAAGAAGGCTTTCGATCCTTTCACGGATTCGGTGAAGAAATTGCAGGCCCCGATCACGAAGGTGGTCACGGCCGGTATCCGTCCGCTCGCGTCGGAGTTGGCGACGAAACTGGTTCCCGTCCTCAAGACGGGGTTGACGGGCATCGGGTCGCTGGTCAATGACGTGTTGAAGGGGCTTCTCAAGTTCGCATCATCCTCCGCCGGGCTGAAGCTGGTCCGCGACCTGTTTGCGGGGTTGAAGACGGCACTCACCCCGCTCGGTAACGCGCTGGTGCCGTTCGTGAAGGGCCTTCTCGGTCTAACGAATGCGGCATTGCCGGGCCTGACGATTCTGACGACGTCGCTCGGGAATGCCGCGACCCGTTTCGCCGCGTGGGTGAAGGAGGGCACGAAGTCCGGTGATCTGACGAAGACGATCAGTAACAGTGTGAAGACGGTGATTGCGTTCACGTCGGGCCTGTTCAACGTCCTCAAGAGCCTGTTCACCTTCCTCAACGACATCGCTCCGGCGGCATCGGTGGTGTTCGGTGCGATCGGTAGGGCGATCACGACCGCATTGACGGCGGTCCGGCCGTTCGCACAGGCCATCACCGACCTGTTCACCGGCAAGAGTGGCCTCGGCGACGCCTTCTCGGGGGTGACGGCGGGGCTGTCGAGTTTCGCCGGGTCCATTCAGACGGCGTTCGCGATCGTCGCTCCCGCGATATCAAATTTCGTCGCAGCGGTGCTGCCGACGTTGAAGGAGCTCGGGCGGCAGATCCTTTCCGTGATCGGTCCGGCCCTGTCGCAGATCGGCACGATCATCTCCACGCAGGTGGCGCCCGCGTTCGCGGCTTTCCTGCCCGCCATCACCCCGGTCGCGAATTTCATCGTGAAGTTCATCGGTGGCGCCGTCGTCGGGGCGCTCAAGGGCGCCGTGAATGTCATCAAGGGCGCCCTCGTCATCATCGCCGGGATCTTGAACGTGTTCGCCGGACTGTTCTCCGGGGACTGGTCGCGACTGTGGAAGGGTGCAAAGCAGATCGTCTCCGGCGCCTGGACGGCAATCAAGGGGATCATTCAGGTTTTCCTGAACGTCGGGATTCTCAAGATCCTCCGTCTCGGATTCCGGATCATCCGTGCCCTGTTTACGACGCTCGGCGGGGGGATCCGGTCGGCGTCGTCCGCGGCGTGGAACGGCGTCAAGTCGATCATCTCGGCCGCCTGGACGGCGATCAAGAACATCGTCGTTAAGGGTGCGTCCGCCGTCCTGAACGCCGTGAAGGCGATCCCCGGGAAGATCAAGTCCGCGTTGTCCGGCTTGAAGAATCTCCTGTTGGCCGCCGGTCGGTCCGTGGTCGACGGATTCGTCAACGGCATCAAGAGCTCCGCCGGGCGCGTGGTCGCCGCCGCGAAAGCCTTGGCGAACAACATTCCCGGCCCGATCCAGAAGCTGTTGCAGATCGGGTCCCCGTCGAAGTTGATGGCGAGATTCGGTCGTTGGGTCGGCGACGGTCTCCGTGACGGTCTGCTCGGCAGTGTCGCCCAGGTGAAAGCCGCCGCCGAGCGGATCGCTTCCAACGTGTCCCGCCCCATCGCGAAAGCCGCCCGCAATGAAGTGGCAGCCTTGAAAGGTCTCGCCGCTCAGCGCGCCGCGCTCGCCGAGAAGTTGAAGGCGGCCCGCGACAAGCTGGAAGCCGCGGTGAAACTTCGTGACGACTTCGCGAAGTCGGTGGCCTCCGGGATCCTCTCCGCCGGGAACATCACCGGCCAGACCGACGCGGACGCCGCGACGATCGCGAACCGGCTCCGCGCCCAGGTGAAGAACACCCGAGCATTCGCCGCCCAGCTGAAAGCACTGCGCGCGGCGGGCCTCAACAAGCAGAGCCTCCAACAGATCATCGAAGCCGGGGTGGATGCCGGGTCGGCGACCGCACAGTCCCTCCTGACCGGCGGGAAGGGTGCGATCCGCACCGTCAACGACCTCGCCGGACAGCTCGCGAAAGCCGCCGGCAGCGTCGGCCGGCTCGGCGCCAGCGCGCTGTATCAGGGCGGCGTGGACACGGCGCGCGGCCTCGTGAAGGGCTTCGAGTCACAGGCCTCCGTGCTCGCGAAGGCCGCGAAGCGGGTGGCCCGCCAGCTGATCGCCGAATTGCGGAAGGCGCTCAAGATCGGCTCGCCGTCGAAGTTGGCCGCCGACGAGGTGGGCCGCTGGATTCCCCGCGGCGTCATCGACGGGGTGAGCGCCGAGCAGCGCAACCTGGACGCCGCGATCGCCGGGATGGTCCGCCTGCCTCGCCCCCGCGGCGTCGACTTCGCAGCGCCGGGGGCCGACCAGGTGGGTGGAGGGTCGCAGGTGGTCATCAACGGGAACGTCGGCTACGACCCGGCCGAGCTGGCCCGACAGATCGACAAGCGGAAGCGCGACGCGATCGCCGTCCACAACCTCGCCCTGGCGGTGTAGCGATGCCGATTCTCGCTAGTCCCGGGACCGAACCGCCCGTCGACACCGCCGAGCAGTGGGCGGGCCTGGAAGTCCTCTGGACGGACGTCACCGGCCGGACATGGGATCTGAACTCCCCCGACGACGGCGTGATCCTGCACCAGGGGGGCGTCCGGGGTCTCGGGATGCCGCCGATCACCCGGTACAACACGCAGGCCCCCGCCTTGCCGGGGAGCCGTTGGCGGGGTCATCGGGTGGCCGAGCGGGAGGCGTTCTGGCCGCTGTTCGTCTGGGGCGACACCTCCGATGAGTGGCTGGCCCGGGACCGGGCGTGGTGGCGGGGCCTGCGACCCGACGGCTTGGGTGTCTGGTCGATCGGCACGCCGGACGGACAACGCCGCCGCCTGTCGCTGCGCTACGTCGAGGACGGCGACCCGAGTTTCGACGTCGACCCGTCGGTGGCCGGCTGGTACGTCTACGGCCTCACCTTGGTCGCCGAGCAGCCATATTGGGAGGGCGAGGCGGTCGCCCGCACCTGGGAGACCGCTAGCACGTCGCCGTGGTTCTCCGGCGCGGGCGGCGTGGTCACCATCTCGCCGGGCAACACCGTCGACACCGCGACGATCGACAACCCGGGCGATGTGGAGGCGTGGCCGATCTGGACGGTCACCGGCCCGTGCAGCACCGCAGACCTCGGCATCGGCGGCGGTCACGTCGCGTTGGGCGCCGCGGTGGCCGGGGGTGCGTCCGTCGTCATCGATACCCGCCCGGACCGGATGACCGCGACGACGGACCTGGGCGCCGACATCTCCGCCTCGGTCATCTGGGCGCCGCTGCCCGTCCCGCCTGCCGTCGGGGTGCCCGCGGCGATCACCCTGACCGGGACGGGCGCCGGCACGCGGGCCGGCCTGTCGTTCACGCCGCTGCACTACCGGGCCTGGTAGGCCGTGCCCGCCCCGATCCGGATCACCTGTTACAGCAAGGCGTTCGCGGCGCTGTTCGTGCTCGGCGACCCGCAGAGCCTCACCGTCACCGTCCGGCACCTCGACAAGGGCACCGCCACGATCGTCCTGCCCATCGAGCATCACCGGGTGCCCGCCCTGATGGCTCCCGGGGTCCGCTGCGTGATCGAGTACTGGACGGGCCGGCCGGGAGACTCGTGGACGGACCCGGCGAACTGGCTGACCCTGCTCACCGGGCCGGTCTGGCGGCGGGAGGCGCAGGGCCCGATCTCCGACGGCCTGGTCACCTTCACGGTCGAGGACGACTACCGGGTCCTGTCGCAGATCCTGGGCTGGCCGGTCCCGGGGAACGCGATCAACAATCAGACGTCGGTGCACGACGTCCGCACCGGCCCCGCCGAGACGGTGATCAAGGGGTACGTGTCGGCGAACGCCAGCCGGCTCGCCCTGCCGCTCACGACGGCCACGAACCTGGCCCGCGGCACCTCCGTGGAGGGCCGGGTACGGTTCGACCACCTGGCCGACGTGCTGCCCCCATTGGCGCGGCTCGGCGGCCTCGGCGTTACCGTCCGGCAGGTCGGCTTCGGCCTGGTGCTGGACGTCTACCAGCCGGTGGATCGGAGCGCCCGCGTGCTGTCCGAGTCCGCCGGGACGATCTTGGACTGGGCGTTCGTCACCGTCGGCCCCACCGGCACCCGGGCCGTCATCGGCGGTCAGGGTGACGGCGCGTCCCGTACCTTCCGGGCCGTCACGAAGCCGTCCGCGGAGACCCTGTGGGGCACGAAAGCGGAGATCTTCGTCGACTCTTCCGGGACCACGACGTCCACCGAACTGGACCAGGCCGGTAATGCGGCGCTCGCGGACGCCGCGCCGGCCGCCGGGATCGCCGTCACCGCCGCAGAGACCGACGTGGTGCGGTACGGGCGCACCTATCAGGTCGGGGACCTGGTGGCCGTGCAGATCACCCCGACGCTGCTGGTCACCGACGTGTTGCAGGCCGCAACGCTCACCTGGTCGGCCGAGCAGGGCGTGAGCGTCGAACCGCAGGTCGGTGATTCGAGTCTGACGGAGTCGCCGGACGCCGCTTTCGCGAAGATCCTCGGCCGCGCGCTGGCCGGGATCCGTTCACTTCGAGCCGGACGATAGGAGCACGGTGACATTCACCAGCTACGGCTATGACGGGTCGCTGTCGGAGACCGGCTGGGCGGTCCTGGCGCAGCACCTGGGTGTCGATCAATGCGTCTTCGGCGCCGCCGACTTCGCCACCACCATCGGCGGGTCCGGGGACCGGGCACTCACCGTCGCGGCGGGCACCGCGGCCGGGCACGGCGTCGCCGACGTCTCCAACGCGACCGTGAACCTGAACGGCGGGGCCGTCGGGTCCGGCACCCGCTGGGACACGGTCGCATTGCGCCGGTCCTGGTCGGGCACCGGCGGGACATCGTCGGTGGTGCTGGTCGCCGGGGGGTCCAGCAAGGCCCTCGCCGCCGGGCTGAACGTCACCCCGGGGACCCTCGCGGATCAGCCGTTGGCGCTGGCCCGGTTCATCGCCGGATCGACGGCCGCACAGGAGGTGCAGGACCTTCGAGGCTGGGCGGGGAAGGTCCGCAGCTACCCGGACAAGAACGCTCTGCCGGCGTCGGCGCCGTACGGGTCGATGGCCATCACCATCGACGACGGGGCGTTCTGGCATCGCCTGCTCGTCGCATCGGTGCTCACGTGGGTGCCGATCTCATCCTCGCAGTGGATCCCGATGTCCCTGTCGGGCGGGTTCACGCCGTCCGGGTACCTGTCGGGCATCCAGACGCCGCAGTATCGGCGGGTCCTCGGGTCGACGGAGCTGTCCGGGTCGATCGAGTTGTCAACCGGTGCCGCGTTCGGCGCCGGCACCAACGGTGTCGTGATCGCCACTCTGCCGGCCGGGTTCCGGCCGACCCGAACGGTGCCGTTCGCGGTCGCTGCGTCCCGGACCGATGAGTCGGTGGCGGCTCGGGTGGAGATCAACTCGGCGGGTGAGATCCGGTCGTTCGTGCCGGTGGCTTACGCGCACCTGTGGATCGCCTTCAACGGTGTCCGGTTCCCGGCAACTGACGCGACGATCACCGGAGGGGTGTGACGTGACCGTCTATTGGACCGGCGGCGGACCGGGCATTCTGAATCCTGCCGCTTTCGTGGAGGTGACGGGCGCGAACCCGCCGGCCCGGCCCGCCGCCGGCACTCCGATCCGGGTGAAAAACGCGCTCACCGGGGTCGAGCTGTCGGCGTTCTTCAACGTCTCCGGCGCGCCGGTCGCCAGCGTCGCCACCCTGATCGACGGGTACGTCTGCTTCGGCGTGACCGATGTGCAGGTCGTCGACATTTCCGCCGACAACTGGACGACCACGTCGCGGGTGGTGATGACGACGGCGTTGCAGCAGGCGGTCGCCGGTGGCGGCGAGGTGAATCCGTCGTTCATCCGCACCGGCCTGGTCGACAACAGTGCGACGTTCGGCGCGGCCCTAGCGGTGGCCCGGGATTCGACGAGCACGATGCCGTACGGCGTGGACGTCGACTTCCGGGGCAACGTCTGCATCGACCTGCCCGCCGGGGACATCATGTTCGACGACGTGCAGGCCCTGCTCGGGCAGGAGGCGCCGACGTCGCGGGGGGCGGGGCTCCGCTTCCGGGGTCGGGGTCAGGGGATCACGCGACTCATCTTCAAGCCGACCGCGGCGGGTGACTTCGGGTTCAACGACTATTGGCGGTCCATCCAGTTCGACGACATGTCGTTCTATGCCGCGACCGCCGGGTGCACGTTCTTTCATACGAACACGACGCACGCCGCGCAGGAATACTCGTTCTACAACTGCGAATGGTACAAGTGGAAGTTCGTCTTCTATCTCGAGGGCAACAACAACAACAGTGAATATAAGTTCTTCGGCTGCTCCGACTATGAGACGCAGGCGGACGGCGCGTTCCTGCGCATCCCGTCGACGGGGTCCGACCAGTTCCTGAACTACTGGTTCTACGGATTCAAGCACTGGTCGACGTCAGCGCCGATCGTCTGGGCCGACAAGGGCGGACACTTCAAGTTCTACGGCCTGGACGTCTCCGACTTCGGCGTAGGCCTCGCCGCCACCGCATACGTCTTCCGCGTCAAAGGGAACATTCACGCGGCCGGGGTGTGCTCGCTGCACGTCGACGGGATGCGGTGGGAGGCGAAGTCCAACTTCTGCGCCCTCCTGGAATCCGAATGGGGTTACGGGAACATCAGCTTCACCGGTCTGGACATGTCCTCGCAGGCGTACCCCGGGTCCGGTGTCACCTATGACGACATCATCAAAGTCACGTACGGCAACGACACCGGGCCGCACATCGCGTTCCGCGACAGCTTCCTCGCCGGGAAAGTCCGCGTGCTGTGGGGACCGAACGGGTGGGCACGCCAGCATCGGATCCTCTTCGAGGACTGCGACTGGATGCAGCAGACGACCCCGGACGCCGTCGTCGTCTACGACAGTTCCGCCTCCGGCGGTGTCACCCTCACCACCCCGCCGGTGGAGTTCCGCCGCTGTCGGGCCGATGAGGCCCCGAACGTCAACAACGGCACGCCGACCTGGGATTGCACGATCGGCTGGCGGGGCGACTCCGTGCAGGCACTGGAGCCGCGGGTGCTGTCCGTCCGGGACGCGTTCGGCACGCCGAACACCGGTGACGTCCTAAAAGTCCGCCTCCCGATCGGCGCGATGATCACCAGCTTCGAGGCCCTCTCCCCGGCCGGCGCGGTCGGCGAGGCGGACGGCGGGTCATGGACACTCGCCACCACCGACGGCAGCCCCGTGACGGTGGCGACGGCGAGCGTGGCCGGCGCCATGTCCGCGGGGTTCTCGGTCGCCGCGACCCCGGCGACGCCGTTCGACTGTTCGACCGCCGCGAAGGCGACGCTCACCATCACCCCGGCGTCGGTGGCGCAGACGAACCCGAAAGCCGTCCTGCTGATCAAGGGGTACTGGTGAGCGACCCGGAGGCACCGTCCCAACCCATGGTCATCTTCGAGGCGGATCGTGCCGCGGTGCCGGCGCGCAAGCCGGGGCTCATCCAGCGCGTCGATCGCGGCACGCTGCGGAAGCTCGCGGTGATGCTCGGCCTCGGCGTCCTCGCCTGGTCCGCGGTGCTTATCGCCGCCTGGTCCATCGTCTGGATCGCCCTCTCCTGACCCCCCGCACACCCCTTTGGAGACCTGATGGTCAGCTTCACCCCCGACGTGCCCGGGCGCGGCGCGTGGACCCTCGCCGGCGGCCTGCTCCGCCTCCGCCCCGGGCACGCCAACCCGGCCGGCTACTACCGGCTGGCCCGCGACGGCGAGCAGCAGGTCGGCCGCGCCGGACTCGACACGGCGACGCGGACCCATTCGCAGCGGGTCGTGCACGCCGCCGTCCGAGAGCTGCAGCTCCTCGTCGGCGCAGTCCCAGACGGCGTGCTGGGCCCGAAAACGGCGGGGAAGATCTGCGAGGCGCAGGCCGCCGCCGGGCTCACCGTGGACGGCGTCGTGGGGCCGGTGACGATGCGAGCCCTGCTGGCCGGACTGATCGGCCGGCGGGCCCTGCACTGGGATGTCCCGGTGTCCGCGCTGGGCGGGATCGCCGCGCACGAATCCAGACTGGACCTGGCCGCCGTCGGCGTCGCCAACGGCGTCGACACGGGGTTGTGTCAGATCAACCTCGGCGCCGCCGGAGCGGCGTCACTGACCCCCGAGAACGCGGTCTCCCCGCTGATCGCGCTGAACTGGACGGGCACCGAATTGGCGAAAGCCCGGACCCGCTGGGAGGGGCACACTCACGGCGTCCCCATCATCAAGATCATGGTGGCGAACCACAACAGCCCCCGGTCGGCGCAGCGGTGGGCGGACACCGGCGAGCCGCCGTTCTCCCAGAACCGCGCCGACCACGGATGGCCGCAGATCGACGAGTACGTGACCGCGGTGCTCGCGGCCTGGACGGAGACCCCGTGAACCCGCTCATCCGGGTCAACGGCTGGCGGGAGAACCGTCTTCGCAGGTCGCTGGTGCCGATGGACCTGGAACCCGAACCGGCTGGCCACGACGACGCCGAGCCCGAGCATGACGGCGGCCCCCTGGCCCTCATCCTCGCCGACGTCACCGGCGACCCGATCCCCGGAAGCGAGGACGTCTGATGGCCCCGAACCTTGAGGCGATCGCCATCCTGCGGCGGTTGGGTTGGCGGGTCCGCACCACCGGCGAAGCCTGCCAGGTCGTCGCACTGTTCCAGCGCGCCAACACCCTCGGCCGTCCCCTCGTCGACGACGGGATCGCCGGGCCGAAGACGATGGCCGCGCTGCGCCGCGCCGACGGCCGCCGCAAGCGCGGTCTGCCCACCGCCTCGGCGCACTTCTCGTTCGTCGAGTTCCGCTGCAAGTGCGGCGGCCGGTACTCCAGCTGTGCCCGGATCTGGATCACCCGGGCCACGATCCTCCGCGCGGAGCGCTACCGGCGGGTCCTCGGCCACGGCGTGCCCATCGTGTCCGGGTGCCGCTGCCCCGGCCACAACGCCGCCGTTCACGGCGCCGAACAGTCCCGCCACCTGGCCGGCGACGGCCTCGACTTCCCGCCCGCGAAACCGGTCGGCTGGCATCGGAAACTGCGCACATTCGCCGGACTCGGGTACAACCCGTCAGGCTTGGTGCGGCACGGGGATGGCGGACGGCCCCGGGTGTGGCGGTACGGGTCGTGAGCACCCTCGGGCATCCAAGCATGCTGCACTGGCCATGGACGGACGCCCACCGGACACCCTCGTCGGTGTCGGCGGACCAGGTGACCCGCGAGGCGGCCCGGGCCTCCGCCCGGCAGGCCGCGCAGGCCCGGGCTCACCGCGTCGCCCTCGTCGGCCTGGTAACGGCGGTCGCCGCGTTCTGGGCGCTCACCGCCGTGCTGTTAGCCATCGTCGGGTCGGTGCACCCGGGGTGGCCGTGGGCCTTCGTCGCCCTCATCACCGCCCTCGCAGCCCTCTGGCTGGTCCTGCTGGCCCGGATCGAGCACAGGTGAACCTTGGGTGACCTGGTCCCCGGCGTCACCGCGCAGGGCGGCGCATACGCGCTGCTCGCCTCACTGTTCGTCGCCGTCGTCGGGTGGGCGATGCGCCGCGTCGACAAAGGCGACGACGCGCATCGTGCCGGACTGGAGGCACTCAATGCCCGGCATGTCGCCGAGCGGGATCGCGCCGAGACCCGGGCGGGTGCCGCGGAGTTGGCGTTGGCGCGGGAGATGCAGCTGCGGGTGAGGGTCGAAGAGTACGCCCGCGGCCTTGAGCACGACCTCGGGATGCCGCACCGCCGGTGGTCGGACGTGGACGCATGATCCGCCGCCCCGATCATCTTCCCGGCCGGCGGATTGTCGGGACGTGGCTGATCGCCGGGGCCGTCGCCCTGGTCGCCCTGGTCGCCGTGCTCGCCCTTGTCGGGGTGTGGCGGGCGCAGGATGGCATCGCGGACCTGCGGGAGCGTGCGACCACCGGTGAGGAAGCGGCGGCCGCGAACGCCGCCGCGGTCGCCGAGGCGAACGATCGGCTCGTGAAGGTCGGTGAGGCGCCGGTGCCGGTGCCCTCACCTGGCCCGGCGGGATCGCAGGGCCAGCCCGGCCGTGACGGTCGTGACGGCGCGGCGGGACCGGCCGGGGAGAATGGCGGGACCGGGGAGCCGGGTGCGACGGGGAACGACGGGCCCGCGGGTGCCGACGGCTCGGACGGCACTGCGGGGGCCTCGGGCGGGGCGGGCCCGGCCGGACCGCAAGGCGACCCCGGCCCGGCCGGCGCGGACGGCCGGGCGGGCACTGATGGCACCGACGGGGCCGACGGCAGGCCGCCCGTCTCCTGGACGTTCCAAGCGGGCACCGGCACCTACCTGTGCCGCCGTGCCGACGACTTCGACCCGGCCGCACCGACCTACGTCTGCGACGCCCTGTGACCCGCACGCCGCTTCTCCGAAAGGACCTCTGACCCGATGGACGCCCTGTACCAGTACCGCAAGCTGATCGTCGCCCTCGCCAGCGTGCTCTATGCCGGGCTGGCCGTTGTCTCCGACGCCCTCACCGCCGGCACGCCGTTGGGCGGGCTCACCTGGTGGAGCGTCGCCGTCGCCCTCGCCACCGCGGCGGGCATCTACTTCCCGCGCCAGGTGCCCGCGAAGCTGGCCGCCGCCCTCGTCGGCGCAATCGGATCGACCGTGGCTGCGGCACTCACCGATGACCGGATCACCAGCGCCGAAGGCGTTTCGATCCTGCTGGCCGTCGTCGCGTTCGTCGCGGCGGGCACCGTACCGAACGAGTCGGCGCCCGAGCTGCGACCGGTGCTCAAGAAGGGCTGATGACCCAACCGGCGGTCACCGGCCACATTCACTGCCCGCATGCCGGGTGCGAGTGGTCGACGCCGTTCGTGTCCCACCTCGGGCATTCGTGGCGGCCCGGGTGGACGGCGGTGCCGATCGTCCGCGGCGCGCCGCCCCTGCAACGCCTCACCGATCACCTGTTGACGTCCCATCCGCGCCGGGGCCACTGAGTCCCGGCCTGCCACCGAACCCGCCCCGCCCCTCGCCGGGCGGGGCGGGTTCGTCAGTTTGCGGGCCCTACCAGATTGACGGCTGTCACCTCGAAACGGTTGACAGCCGTCAACCGTGGGTCGGAGGATCTGGGGCGTCGCCCGCCCGGGCGGCGTATCCCCATCTGAAGGACTTCCACATGATCCGCAAGACCATCGGCGCCGTCCTGGCGTCACTCGCGCTGGTCCTCGGCCTCGGCGTCAGCAACGCCCAGGCTGTGGACAACGTCGTTGATGGCGACTGGTGCCAGAGCGCCTGCACCAACGTCGGAATGGGCCGCATCGACGTGTCGATCAACTTTGATAACACCAACTGCGACGCCCACTCGATGAGCAACTGCTCCGGTGCGAACGGCGCCAAGATCGACTACATCACCTTGAAGTACGACCAGAGCGCGCCGTACGACGTGAAGAACGTCACCTGGGACGACATCCATATCGACCACTGGGGTGATGGGACGTCTGATTACACCGAGAGCGCGTCGGTGACCTGGGTTTATCAGGGCACCACGAGCGGAAAGGTCTACTACCGGGCCGACCCGAACGCCGACTACGTCCGAAGGGTCCGGGTGAGCGTGGTATCTGACGGCCCGGGCGGGGATACCGGAACCGATCTCACGAACATCAACCCGTACGGCCTCTGACCCCGAACCGCCCCCGCCAAAGAATGCGGCCCGTTCGAGTCGGGCCGGGGGCACACCTCGCGGATGACAGCTGTCAACCCATGTCGTCTCTGACCTGCGGAGACGCCTCAAATGGTGGGTGGAGTCGCGGCTACGCTGCGGCGGATGAGCCCGCGCCGACTCCGTCTCCTGTCGACGTACGACCTCACCCTCCGATGGGGGATCAGCCGCCAGGCGGTGCATAAGGTGCTCGCCGCCGACCCGCGGTTCGCGGCGAAGGCATACCGGATCCGCGCCGACGGTGGTCGATTCACGCTCGTGTTCGACCAGGGCGACGTGGAACGCTTCGAGGCTCGCACCGGCCGGCGGGTTGTGGATGCGCCATCCGGGGAGAGCTAGCCAACCCAGATCGCGAAGAGGCCGCAACCGGGGCACCGCACCTGCTGCGCGCCCCGGTTGACCATGCTCGCGGCCCACTCCGTCCAGTTCACGTAGCCGCGTCCGCGGCTCATGCTGCCGCCTGCCACACCACGGCCGCCGCGAGGGGAATGAGGCCCCACCTGAGTAGCCACCGCACGGCCAGCTCGGAGTGCCCGACCTGCCGCCGCCAGCGTTGCACCTGCCGGACGACCGGGATCCGGCTGAGCGGCGGCTGCGGGCCTCGAACACGGCCCGCTACCCGCCACCGGAGTCCGACGAAACCCCACGGCTTGCACGGGAGCAGGGGGACGCCGGGTGACCCGTACAGGGCGTCCCCGACGAGGTGGGACGCGACACCGGCGGCGAGCGCGACCAGTGGCCACCCAGGCGGGCCCAACCCTTGCCCTGCGGCGGCCAACAGGAGGGCCCACCCCCACCAGTGGGTGACGCCGCGGTGCCGGCCCGTCCAGGACAGCCACGTCTGGTCCCCGTCGGGGGAGGTGGGGCCGTGCGCCACGCTGGTGGCGATGACGGCGGCGGTGGCGGTCTGCCACAGCGGCCAGCTGGCGGCGACGCCGGTCCCGGCTCCGGCGTAGACGCCCATCAGGTAGTGGGTGGGCCCGTTCATGCCCAGCGCCTGGCGCGTTGATCGCCGACGAGCAGGAGCTTCACCCACATCGCGGGCATCACCCGCCGCGTCTCCACCTCCAGCGGGCCGTCCACCCACCCCCGGGACACGACCAGTTCCACGTCCCGCGGCGACGTCACCCGCACCGTGTGCAGGTTCTCGTCTCGACGACGACGGATCAACGCCGGGCACCGCGACACCGCGAAGTCCGCGCACTCGTCGTCCAACCACGGCTCCGTCACCACCGGCACCGGCCCCGGGATGCCGTCGACGGTCACATACGACATCGACATGTCCGATATGACCAGGACCCGCCGAGACCACGGCACCGGTCTCCCGCACACCTGGCATAGGCCGCGGGCCATGCATTCCCGTTGCCGACCCATGTTCTGGCGGGTGAAGTCCGGGACGTCTTGCCCTTCGTCGTCCATGTAGATGCCGGGTTCCCCGACCCACGGGTCACGTCGAATCGAGAGGCGGGTGGCGTCTTCTTCGATGCCCCACCGGTTGATGTACGGGACGGGTAGCCCACGCCGGTCGCGGCGGAGATGGGCGAACCGTGCCGGCAGGGTGTGAGTGGCCGCGGCGGGCTGGCCGTTCATGAGTCGCTCACGTATCGGATCATCAGGATCGCCACGTTGCCGATCAAGAGGCCCATCATGACCACGAGAGCCCGATCGTATTCATCTTTGAGGAACACGTCGGCTATCAGAAGTCCGGACACAACTATTGCGACGTTCTGAACGTACTTCCAAGACGTCAGATATCTGATACCGGCCCAGAATCCGCGCCAGATGTCTCGGATCGCGTGTCGGCCGTTCATGATGCCTTCCCCGGGACCTTGAGGGGGAGTTTCCCGCAGTCGCCGGTGAGGATCCCCGACAGCGCCGCCTTCTCCGCCGTGTTCACTTTGAGACCCCACCGGTACTTGATGGTCACCCAATGGCGGGCGTACTTGCAGCGGTGATTGTCGGGCAGCCAGTCGGCGGGGTCCCGGTCGGACTTGGACTGGTTGACGTTGTCGGTGATGGCGTCCAGCGTCCAGGGGTGGTCGAGGTCGTTCGCGAACCGTCGCCGATGCCCGGTCGACCAGGCCCACGCCCCGGAACCCCACGCCTCCGCCAGGGCCACGACGTGATCGATGTCGACGTCCGATGCCCGGGTCCAGGTCTCCTCGTCGTACCAGGACACCCACCGGCCGGTCTTCACGGTGCAGCCGCTGCCATAGGTGACGGGCTTGCTGGATTCGGCGGTGAGGACTTCGGAGCGGGTGTCACACCCGTCGGAGTCGGCGTCGATCCAGTGGGGGAACTTCGCCCGGTCGTACGTCGAGTTGTGGGACTCCGCCTTGACCGTCAGTTTCCCGAGCAGGGCCTTACCGGTCGTCGTGTCCGCGGCCTGCGCGGGAGTGGCCGCGAACGTCAGCGAGACGACCGCGAGGACGGCCGCTACCGCCGCGGCCCGGGATCCAACCATCGGCGGACCCCCCACACGATGAGGACGACGCCGAACGCGACCAGCAGCCACCGTCCCGGGACTGTGACCCCACCCAGAGCCGACCCGACGTCGGAGACGACCGACCCGAGACGACCCGCCGACGCCGAGACGAGCAGCCACACCCCCCAGAATGCGCCACCCACCACGACCGCCAAGACGACCGGGACGACGAGGGGACGGCCCCACAACTCCCACAGGGGACGATCCGTCGCCAACTTCGTGTGTGCGGCGAGCCGGCGGGCCCGTTTCGTCGTCGCGTCCATGAGGCCACCTCCTGGCCTCTACGGTAACCCGCGGCCCCGTCATTTCGTCATGTCCAGTCCGGCCTTCGCGCGGGCGGTGCCGCTCTGGGCGCGCATGATCCCCTCGATCCGGCGGTACGACTTCTCCGCCGCCTCGAGGTGGCGGGCGCAGCGGCGTAGCTCTCGGCGGGCGGCGATCGCGACGGTCAGCTTGTTGAGCCCGGCGGGGACCTTCGAGGACTTCTTGATCTCGAAGTACAGCTTCACGGCGGCCTCGTCGGTGGCTGCGGCACCGCGGCCGCTGTCCCTGGCGCAGGCCTGCGCCCAGGCGATGACGTCGGTGGCGGTTTTCCAGTCGCCGCGGGTCGCGGGGTGCGCGCGTTGGGTGGGTGCCTGTGTGGTGCGCGCTTTCGTTGCAGTAGCCATCAGTGTTCACTCTCCGTTACTTGTCCGCCGTTGTCCACGCTTGTCCACGCCGGATCATCGGATTGTCCATTCATGGGATGAATCATGATCAAGGGGGTGATCCCGGGCAACTTGTCCACGCTTGTCCACGACCCCCCCCGAGACACGTCCTCGCAGGTCACGTAGAAGATCCCGCCACGCGGGCACGTCAACCACTTGTCCGCTACCCACCCGCGGGCACCCCCCCGTCACCGTCCGTATTCGCGTCGGAGTCCCCGGACCATTCGGCGACGTCCTCGGCGTCCTCCTGGGTCTGCATCTCCACGACCACGCTTGCCACGTGCTCACGCAGCCACCCCGGAGCGGGGCCGTCGACCTGCCACCGGCCCCGCTCCAGATGCCGCACGTACCCGGCATCGCTGAGCAGCTCCAACACCCGATAGGTGGCGGGCCGGTCCGCGGTCGACCACCCCGGCACATCCACCAACCGGGTGATCAGCGCCCGCGTGCTCACGACTCCCGTCCCGCCCTCGCCGAGCAGCTGATCGAGGACATCCGCGATCGCACCGATCCGCTGCTCGTACGACAGGCGCTCCGTCCCGTCGTCCGGCGCACCGAGCACCCACTCCTCGCCCGGCTCCAACTCCGTCGCCGGGGGCACCGGACCGTCGTCCCCCTCCGCCGCGTCGTCTGCCTCATCCTGCGCAAGGGCCCGCTCGACCAACTCCTCTGCCTCGGCCCGCGCCGTCTCGTCGTCCCGTCGGATCATCACCCGCTCCTCCTCGGTCAGGTCCGGGTCGTCCCCGGACAGCGAATCGGTCACCTCGTCTCCCGTCCCGTCCCTCGTCTCGGCGGTCCCCCACATCGGGACGAGCCCCGCCGTCTCCGCGGTGCCCGCCGTCTCGCCTTCCACATCCGGCGATATCCACGCACCCGCCGCCGTCCTCGCCCACCCGTGCGCCAGTGCCCACGACGCACCCGACGTCAACTCCGCCGCCGCCAACAGGCGCGCCGTCCCCTCATCCGGCTGCGCAAGGCGGGGCGCCCATTCCGCGACATGCGCCCGCAGGCGGGCCGGATCAATCAGCCACGTCCGCGCCGGCATCGCATGCCGGTCCGCCGGCCCCGACTCCCGATAGTGGTAGCCGACCTTCCGCCGCGGGTCGCCCTCCTCCAGAGACCCCCCCCACGTCTCCGGGCGGGCACCCGCCTCGATCGTCTGATCCGACAACACCATGTCGGTGTCCTCGACCCGGGTCACGGCGAATGCGACACGGTCGGTGAACTGCGAACGGGTCGTGGTGTCCAGCAGGTCACCTGCCGGGCGCTGCAGGCCGAGGGTCACCCTGCCGCCGATGGACCGGACCGTGGACACGACCTGCCGGAGATCCTCCCCGAGGGCGTCCATTCCCGCGGCCTCATCGATCGTCAAATCGAGGAAAGGCACGGCGATGGTCGGCCTGAATGACCGGCCTTTCACGATCCCCGCGCGGTACGACACCACCGCCAGGACCGCTTTCAACAGGCGGGCGATCTCCATTTCCGTGGTCGCGACCAGCCACAGGGCGGGCGCAATGTCGGGGAGCGCCTGTTCTGCCTTGATCGGGTCCCCCCACAGGAAGAATGCGTCCCTGCGGGTGATCGCGTCGGCCAGCTCCGTCAGCATGCCCTCCGTCTTCCCCGCGCCCGTCACCCCACCGACCAGGCGGTTGTTGTTGGTCCGCCGCGACGTGACGACGGTGCCGTCCTCGCGGAGCCCCGTGTGCAGCGGCAAAGTGATCGACTCCCCGGGATGCGACGGGCCAGGCCACCCCCCCAGGGTGCGCAACACGTCGCTCCGGGTGATCGTCATGCGGAAACGGGACGCGTCATCCAGATGCTCGGGGTCCGCGGTCACCACGACACCGGTCTCCGGGGCGCCCGCCCGGACCGCGACCAACCCGCGGGCGGCCTGCAACGCCGGACGCGTCGCCGACGTCAGACGGCCCCGGATGACCCGCCGGACCCCGTCGTCCGACACGTCGGAAACCTCGACCCGGCCGACGCCGATGGCGTCGCCGAACGTGTCCGCCCCGTGCTGGTCCTCCCCCCTGCCCCGGACCGCGGGGAGCGCGGCGAGCGTCCACCACAGTGCGAGCAGGCCACCGACGAGCAGGACCAGCGCGCACCACGGCGCCGGTGGCAGGCCGAGCACAGACGGGTCCGGCATCCACAAGGTGACGACCAGGCACACCACCAGCCATCCGGCTGACACCTGCACCCGCAGCGGCTCCCACCGGTTCAGGCGGGCCCGCCCCTCATCCCAGACGGCGGGGAGGATCAGCGCGGCACCCGCGACGAGGACGGCAGTGGTCCCGGCGCGACCCCACGGGGAACCGCCGAGGAACCGCCGCACGGTCAGCGCGAGCGCGGGGATGACGAGCCACCCGATCAGCCACGGCGCTGCATACAAGGCGCCATCCAGCAGCCTGAACACTTCGGTGGCGCGCGGGCTCCCCGAGCTGGGTGCCACCGGTTCCGGGCGCCGCTTCCGCGACGCCGCAACGGTCGTCTTCCCGGCGGGGGGCGACTTCATCCGTCGGTTCTGCCCGGTCCGCGCAGCCATCAACGGTCCCGGATCGCGGTCAATAACCGGCCCGCACGGTCCGCGCCGACACCCCGCCCGGCGGTGCGCATCTCCGCGACGAGACCGTCGCGGGTGACCCGCTCCCCGCGGCCGACCAGCTCCGCGGCAGCTTGCTCGGCGGCGGGTAGATGCTTCCGGTCCGTCGCGGTGAGGGAGGCCGGCCGACCCGGCGCCACCCGGTGCTCGCCGGTGGCCGGACCCGCCGCCACCGGGGGGGAGGCGGCGGGTGTCTTCAGGGTCGCACCCACGGCGGCCGTGGCGCGTTTCCGGGTAGGTCGGGTGACCCGGGAAGGTTGCGCGGATCGGGC